AATTCACGTCCAGCCGAAGCCCCAAATAAGCGCCGCCCAAAACGCAATCGCGATTGCGACCAAGGCGAGGTCTTTCGTCGTAAACGTCATCGTGTCCCCTTCGTTTTGCGCGGTCGGCCCTTCGCGGTGTTGGGATGCTTCGAGTCGCGCCCCCCGCCCTTCTTGAACGGTGCCGCCCTTTTGCCGCCAAACGCTTGCCGTTTCATCCCGTGCCCCCAATCCGTCGGTAGTCGTCTTCGAGCCGCCACGAGCGCACAAGGTCGAGATTGGGCGTCGGCACCGGCTCGCCTTCGACGTGCTCGGCGTTGCGCACGGCGAGCACCCGCGCCGACTCGTATGCCGGGTCGGGCGTTAACGCGATATGCCCGAGCCACGCCCGCGTAATGCGCATCCGGTTACGCGCTTCCCACGTTTCACCACCCGGCATCGGGAGGTAGCCCGCCGACGCGTCGAGACATTCCTCATCGGCGAGCGTGAGCGTTTCGTCGCCGAGCGGGGTGCGGGCAATACGAAGCTCGGCAACAAGGCCCTCGTCGCGCGAGGGGTGCAGCGCGAGCGCGCGGCCGACGGTGCGTTGCAACTCGTGGTCGCGGTTGACCCGGATGCGGTTCGCCCGGCGTTCGATGCCGTCGAACGAGCCCCGGCTTATCACCTCGGTCACCATGCGATCTTCCGACGGGTGCGGAACGAGCGCTTCGGTTTCGTACGGCATGACGACGAGCTCGATGATTCTCTTGGGGAACGACACGCCGATTTGCTCGGCGGTGCGAAAGCGAAGTTCGCTCATCGAATCGCCCCTTCCAACGGCGTTGCGTTGTTCAAGCGTTCGGCCGTTTGTATTTGTTCGACCGAAAGCACGGGCACGCCTTGGTCGCTTCGGATGCCGTTCAGAATCGCCGCCGTTTGCGCCCGTTCGAGCGGGCCCGGTTGCACGTATGCGTCTTGATTGATTTCGACCGAGGTGCCGCGCGGTAGCAGCCATTCCGACAAGCCCGAGGTGACCGTTTCCGCTTTCGGACGGAGCCCGGCCCGCCAATGGAAATCGAAGATCGCGTTCACGTTCGCGTACGTCATCGGGTCGCCGCCCGAGGGTAGGCCCATGAGGAAGGGCGGCACCCCGAGCAAGATCGCAATGCGCGCGTCGTTCCACTGCAAGAGGTCGAGCAGGGCCATTTCTTTCGGGTTGAGTTGCGTCGGCTTCCACGTGACGCCGCCCGACAAAACGGCGGGCTCGCCGAGCGCGGATTGGCGGGCCACGACCCATTGCTCACGAAGCTCGGCCGACTGTTGTTTCGTGAGTCGTTCCGGGTGTTCGAGCACCGACGCCGGGATGCCGCCCGACGACGCGAGCCCGGCCGCGTAGCGGGCGAGGATTTGCCCGGCGATGAGCTTGCCCGAGCCTTGCTCAAGCGGGCCGTGCCCGTGCGCGTCGGAAACGGTCGATTGGTAGCGAAGGTGAAGCAAGTCTTCGGATACGTCTTCGCCGCCGATCGTGTAGCGACGAAAGCCCTCGTCCATTTCGACGTTGACCGCCCACGGCGGGACGACGTGAAAACGGGCGGGCCACCCCGACGTATAGCGGGCCGTCGAGAGAATGAACGCTTCCCCAAGTTGGTAGTCCCAAAAGAGTTGCTTCGCGAATTCCTCCCACGACGAATAAAGGTCGGGGTCGGGGTTGGTCATCCATCCCGCATCGAGCGAGGGGGCGGCGTTCACGAGGTAGGGCGGCATCGTCGCGAGCAACGACGAGTTGAGGTCGAGACACGCCCACGCGGTATCGGTCAGCGACGAGATATAGCCCGAGCCCCAATTTGGGGGCCACCAATCCGACGGCCACCCCGACCACGCCGAAGCGACTACCGAGGGCGGCGGTATCGAGGGCGGGTCTTCGCCTTCGAGCACGACGCCGTGCGGGTCGCCGGGCGTGGCCGAGGGCGGGCCGACCGTCGCGGGGGGCACCGACGCCGGGTCGTTGTCGTTTGGGGTGACCGGGTCGGGAGGGCGTATCGACCGGTCACGTAACCCAAAACGCACGGCAAGCAAGAGGATAGAGCACGCTAATGCGTTTGCAAGGCCACCATTTGCCTCCTAACGCCCTCGGAGCACTCGACGCGGCCTATGACTCACGGAAAACGGGTATGCCTTAGAGCACGTCGAGAGCGCGCGCATGGTGCCTCGATGAGCGGGGCCGTACTCGGGCGGGTGCGGCCCCCGGTTAACTCGGTGGCCGGGTCAACCGACTGCACGAGCATCACCCCCCTCAGTGAATCGCGGGAACTTTCGCCGGTCGGTGCGCCGCCCGCACCGCCCACGCGAGCGCTCGCACGAGGTGCGTCGGCCCCGACGCGATCAAGTAAAGCCCGGTCAACGACTCGCGCACTTGGGCTTGCGTGAGCGCGGCGTCGAGCTCGGCCGTGGTCGCGTCGTGCACGAGCACCCCGTTTGCGACGAGGTCGCGCAAGAGGGCGAGCCCGTGCCGCACGCCCGAGGCGACCGCCGGGCGAGGCTCGGGCAAGCCCTCGGTCGGCATCCGGTCAACGAGCGACGCGCCAACGTGAAGCTCGGCAAGCTCGCGGCGAAGAGCCAACACGCGCACGTCGGCAATGGCCGAATCCCACTCATCCCGAAGCCACCCGTCCACCTCAATGCGCCCGTCGTCCAACACCGCCGCGCACGCGACCGCCGCACCAAGCCCGAAGTCGTCTTCGATCGCGACATACACCGGCCCGTCGCTTTCAACACCGCGCTCGGCGAGCCCGGCCCACTGACCGGGTTGGAAAAGGTCTTGCACGGCCCCGGCCGGAATCGTCCGCTCACGCGGCCATTGATTGAGCCACTGCGCCCGAAACGACTCTTCCGGGTTGGGCTCTTCGGGGTCAACCGACTCACCCGCCCGAATCGCCGCGAGCCGGGCCGAAAGCAACTGCTCGCGTTGCGGCGACCAAAACGGCGACGCTTGCCGCCACGCGTGCCGGTCTTCGAGCGACGCATCGCGCGGGGCCGACCACTCAACGAGCAAGTCGCCCGCCCCCGTTTCGAGTTGTTCGAGCGCGACTTGCCGCCGGTTCAGCATGAGCGACGTGGCGAGCCGGTGCGCCGTCGAGACAAGCAAGAGTTGCGGTTGCACCCGCTCGACCATGGTCGGGGTGAGCCCTTCCTCAATCGAGGTGGCGCGCACCTTCCACCCCTCATCGGCGGCACCGACCGAAGCCGGGTAGCCGTACACCGCTTCCTTCGCCCGGATGAGCCAGCGCGACCCGTCGGCGAGCCGTTCGATTTCCTCTTGCCCGTTCACCTCGCGCACCTTGTAATCGTCCGGCCGCGCCTTCGCCCACATACGCGCCGGGCGTTGCACGTCTTTGCAAATCGCCAAATCCTTGCCCGTGTGCAACACGTCTTGCGGCTCGCCGAAGCGCTCGCCCTGGTGGACGCGCCACAAGAGCAATTCGCGAAGGAGCCACGACTTGCCCAACTGCCGGGCCATTGACAAAACGAGGCACGTCCAGACAAGCTCGCCCGCGCCGTTGTGCTCCAAGAGTCGCGCCGCCACGAGCCGTTGCCACCACCGAAGCGACCGCCCCGAGCGCTCTTCGGCCCACGCAACGAACTCGTCGCCGAGCGAGCCGACCGCGTCGGGATGCGGCACCGTCATAAGCCGGGGCCACGTCGCATTGCGGGGGACGGCTAGCAGCGGTTCGAGCCAAGGCACGCGCCAACGCTCATCGTCGGCGGTGAGCCCGTCACGCTCGGCCGAAAGCTCGACCTTGGGCGGGGCCCACGGCCGACGGCCCGAGGTCGCCCGGTTGCAGCGGCGATGCTCGGGCCCTTGGTAGCGGCTCGGGTCGCCGTCCACGTGGCCCAAATCCCACGGCTCATCGGGCTCGATTACCTCACCGCACCGGACGCACCGCACGCCCCCGGCGAGCACGATCTTGTGCCACTCGGCCCGATTCTTCGCGTGCCGCCAACCGTAGTCCGGTAGCGGGGCCTTTGGGCTCGCCTGCGCTGACAACGGCTAGCCTCGGCCGGGGGGGTGAAAAACCGTCGG